CAAGAGCAGGAAGAAGAAGACGAGTTGGTCTTCGAGCCTGATGAAGAACTGCTCAAGTCTATCGCCGACAAGAAGATAATCCCCTTTGATAAGAAGAAGTTAAACTGATGACGGACACAATAGACCTATCCGACGTAACCCTGTCTCTCGAAGAGGACATGGTAAACCACCCGCCTCACTACAATCAGTCCGGCATTGAGTGCATCGAGGCCATCTACCACGCCTTGGGCGAGGACGGCTACATGTCCTACTGCCAAGGTAACGCCATGAAATATCTGTGGCGTTATCAGTACAAAGGCGCACCGGTCGAGGATCTCAAGAAGGCCCGTTGGTACATCCGCCAAATCCTAGAAGTACTGGAATAATGAACTGCTGGTACTGCCGGACAGGCGAAATGATTTGGGGTGGCGACCACGACATTGAGGACGACAGCCCCTTCAGCTTCGAGACCAGTTTTACTTGTAACAACGAAGAGTGCCGAGCCGAGGCCACCTTCTATAGCAGGAAAGAAGAAGATGAATTTTGAGGACTACCAAACACAGGCATCTAAGACAGCCATCTACCCTGATGCAGATGTAATCATCTACCCAGCCTTAGGCCTACTCAGCGAGAGTGGCGAAGTGGCCGGTAAGATCAAGAAGGTACTGCGGGATAAGAACGGCTATTTCAGCCCGGATGACCGAGTAGAAATAGCCAAGGAGGTCGGCGACACTCTTTGGTACATTGCATCCCTTTGCACCGACTTAGGTATCGGGATGGAAACAGTCGCCCAACAAAACCTAGACAAGTTGAACAGTCGAATGGCTCGGGGCGTTCTCGGCGGCTCCGGCGACAATCGATAGCAGGAGAGCAGAATGAATAACTATCTACCAACTGACTACCAAGCATTTATCCACACCAGCCGCTACGCACGTTGGCTTGAAGATGAGGGACGCCGTGAAACATGGGGCGAGACCGTAGGCCGCTATGTGGACAATATCGTTGCTACGGTAGTTCCTGATGAAAAGGTACAGAGCGAGATTGCAGAGGCCATCACAGGACTAGAAGTAATGCCATCGATGCGTTCTATGATGACCGCAGGCACCGCAGCCAACCGTGACAACACTTGTATGTACAACTGTTCGTACTTGGCCATCGACGATCCCAAGGCCTTTGATGAAGCAATGTTCATCCTGCTATGTGGTACGGGTGTCGGGTTCTCCTGTGAGCGGCAGTACATCAAGAACCTACCAGAAGTCCCCGAGACGCTATTCGATAGCGATACTACCATTGTGGTCAAGGACAGCAAAGAGGGTTGGGCTAAAGCCTACCGTCTGTTGATCAGTATGCTCTACGCAGGTGAAGTACCTAAGTGGGATGTGAGCAAGGTACGTCCTGCCGGTGCCCGTCTTAAAACATTTGGTGGTCGTGCATCCGGCCCAGCGCCTCTAGTAGAACTATTTACCTTCACCATAGACACATTCAAGAAGAACGCAGGTAAGAGACTATCCAGCTACGACTGCCACAGCCTGATGTGCAAAATCGGTGAAATAGTTGTGGTGGGCGGGGTACGTCGCTCTGCAATGATCAGCCTATCCAACCTGTCAGATGATCGTATGCGTCATGCGAAGTCGGGTGAATGGTTCACGAATACCCCTCACATGGGGCTGGCTAATAACTCTGTGGCATACACTGAAAAGCCCGACAGCGTTTCATTCTTGCGTGAGTGGACAGCGTTGGTAGAATCCAAGTCAGGAGAGCGGGGCATCTTTAACCGTGAGGCCGCAGTTAAGCAGGCGGCAAAGAATGGTCGTCGTGACCCTAACTTCCAGTGGGGAACTAACCCTTGCAGCGAGATCATTTTGCGTGGCCCAAAGAGCGATAAGAATGGCAATCCTATTGCAGGAACTGGCGGCCAATTCTGTAACCTTTCGGAGGTCGTTGTTCGTGCTACTGACACTGTGGCATCTCTTAAACGAAAGGTCCGTCTGGCAACCATTTTGGGGACAATCCAGTCAACCTACACGAAGTTCCCCTACCTGCGCAAAGTGTGGGAGCGCAACACAGCCGAAGAGCGGCTGCTCGGAGTGTCTCTGACCGGAATCATGGACAGCACCCTCACCAACGGCAAAGAAGGTGACCTATCTGTTCTGCTAGAAGACTTGAAGCAGGTTGCTGTGGATACCAACAAAGAGTGGGCGGACAGACTCGGCATTGAAGTGTCGGCTGCTATCACTTGCGTTAAGCCATCAGGCACAGTCTCACAGCTTACAGACAGCGCCAGCGGGATTCATGCACGTCACAGCCCCTACTACATCCGCACAGTTCGTGGTGACAATAAAGACCCTCTGACCCAGTTCATGAAGGACCAAGGCGTCCCTAATGAGCCAGAGGCCTTTAAGCCTGATCAGACCACCGTGTTCAGCTTCCCTATGAAGGCACCAGAAGGCGCAGTAGTAACTGCCGATATGTCAGCTATCGATCAGTTGAACATGTGGCTGATGTACCAGCGCCACTGGTGTGAGCATAAGCCGTCTGTAACGGTTAATGTGAAGGCAGAGGAGTGGTTCCAAGTAGGAGCATTCGTGTACGAGCATTTCGACGAAATGTCGGGTGTATCGTTCCTGCCATTCAGCGACCACAGATACCCCCAAGCGCCTTATCAGGACTGTGGTAAGTCAGACTACGAACAGATTCTGTCTATCATGCCTACAGCCATCGATTGGACTAAGCTGGCGGATTACGAGGCAGAGGATAACACTGCGGGTAGCCAAACGCTGGCATGCTCAGGCGATAGCTGTGAAATTGTGGACCTGACAGCGTAATGTACGTCGTCATCTCTAGAGATCAGTGTAACTTCTGTGACAGCGCCAAGGCCCTCTTGAAGGGCTGCGGCATCTCTTATTCAGAATACAACGTGCAGTCATCCAGCAGTCGCTGGGTGGCCAACCTAATGGTCAAAGCTGACCTAAAGACTGTCCCCCAGATCTTCGACGACGCAGGTAAGCATATCGGGGGATATACTGAACTCAAGGAACTACTTGAGCCAAAGAGTTAGACAGAGGGAACAGGGGCTTTCAACCAAAAGAGGTAGGTTATGAGCAACCAAACACTTGAACGTGCTTTTCGCAAAGGGGTCGAAGCATTCCAGCGAGGAGTATTTAACTCTCCGTTTTCCAGCGGATCACTCAACCACAAAGAATGGCAGCGAGGTTTCGACTTTGCCTATCTTTCCAACTTAGACGGAGGCCCATCAGATGTACAAAGAGTTCGAGCCGCATGAGTTCAACCTGTACGACAAGCCTGCCCGGGAAAGGGCTAAACAGTTCTGGGGACACGCAGGATATTCCTGCTACGACCACGAGGACGAATACGGCGTAGATCTTGTGGTCCGGGGGAAGGGTAAAACCTTCTTCTGCGAGTGTGAGGTTAAGAAAAGCTGGCATGGTGTCCAGTTTACCTATGACACGCTGCACATCCCTGTCCGCAAGGCCAAGTTTCTGTCTAAGCCAACACAATTCCTTGTTTTCAACGCCGGGCTGCATGCAGTGGCCCGGGTCAGCCGCAAAGTAGTCTCATCAGCGCCTTGCGTCGAAGTTCCCAACTATAAATCGCCCTTTGGTGAGCGGTTTTACAACATTCCAGCCGAGCAGGTCACATTCTACACCCTCGGCAGCAACCTGTAGGAGATATCATGGAAGAAGTAGAAAAAACGCTCAAAGAGGCAAAAGAACAGGGCCTACAGTCGGCTCTAGTCTGTGGATTTACCGAGAATGGCCAGATTTACATCAACAGTTCTGTAAATAGCCTGCCTTACATGCACTGGCTGATTAACCGGTCACTTTTCGAGGTCTCTCTGTTCGAGAAAAACGCACCAAAAGACGACAATGAGGCACAAAAAAACCCCGAGGCCGATTGACCCCGAGGCTTTTAATTGATACATTGTCTTTGAAGAGTTTGGTCGCTCTTCAAGTTAGTTAAACCCCTCATGGCTCACGCTTTGGGGGGTTTTTCTATTCCTGAGGGAGGGCTTCCCGTGTCTGTTCATCCACGGCTGTGCCGTATACACCACGACCAAGGAACTTAGTCAGCGCATCAACCGCACCCGGCTCATTGTCTTTAGCCAGAGCCTGCATGATCTCATCAAACTTTGCAGGGTTGGCGATCATCAATTCCATCGTCTCCTGCGCTGCTCTCTGTAGTTCCTCACGGTATCCTTTGGTAAAGGCCTCACCCAAGTTACGAGCCACTGTAGCTGTAGGGTTAAGGACACCCACACTCAAGGTAACCACCCGGTCCATTAGCTTCTTCACGTCTTTGTCGTAGGACGTGGTAGAACCGAAGGTATCCCCTCGCAGCGCACGACCATTAACAATCAGATCCTGAATTTCCATCAGGCGTACTACTTCAGCCGCCCGTTGTGGGTTATCCTTAAATACGATTGTCAGAGACTTTAGGATTGGGTTAGCCGGATCTCTAAGCACACTATTTAGCTGTGCAGGACTGTATCCTAATACCGCAGCCTGTGCGCCGTCTGTCATTCCAGTACGACGGTTCGTATTCAGCTTCTGGCTTAACCATGTGAGATACTGTGATTGGACGCCCTCAAGTATAAGCGGGTTGTTGGAGTTACCAGCTTCTTGCATCAGGCGGTTTAGAATGTCAGGTGCGTCGTTAGAAGAGAAGATCTCATTAAACACCGCCGGTGCGTTTGTTTTTACCTCAGGGTTGTTTGTGAGATTACCAATAAACCGGCTTGCCTCACTTTCCTTGGCTGTCTTGATCATAGCAGCATAGGTTTCGTCTGCTTGTGCAGCGACCTCGGTTGCAGACATAAGACCGGCTTCAGCCATCTTCAGATCTTCTACCACCATTCGGAACCGAGCAACCTGATCCGGTGCCACTCGCTCCAGTACAGGTAGGTATTGCTGAATACCGGAGATAATCTCAGAAGACCCGGGCGTTTGACCTGCGGCTAAACCCCTGCCGATGTCGTTGATGGCTTCAGCAATGTAGGCCGAAGCCAAGTCTGGAGATACGTTATCTGGTGTTTTAGCCAGAGCATCTGCAAACTGCTTTTGGTATGGTAGGAACCCGCTCTCTAAGGCTTCGGCTCGGGCGTTAGCACCGGCTCTCTGCATGTCTGGCGCACCCTTAGGTACACCGGACGCCCCGGTAAGGTTAGGGTTAACATTTTTAGCAGCGGTCTCGAACTGGCGCAGAGGCTCAGAGTTAAGCCAAGTATCGGCGTGTTGTGCATACATATCCTTAGCTTGGATAAATGCCGGGTCGCCTATACCTTCGGCCATCGTATCGATACCACGCTTCAAGCCAATTAGCTGTTGCGCTTGTTGCGTTAGACCCCGTGCTTGAAGGGCCTTAATGCGGTCCTCAATCTGTGGGCGAAGCTGAGTGAATACATCCTTGAAGGACGGGCTTCGTGCCGACAGACGCTCTACCATCTCTTCATATGTTTCAGTAACTACGTCCCCTGAAGGCGATACAGAAGACTTAGGAGTAACTAGGCTCAGGAGTTTAGGGAAAGGATCAGACACCGTATCTGTGATAGTTACAGACTCGATGATATCTGGCCACTTCTTGGGGTCAGGGTACGTCTCTTCGATCAGACGTACAAAGTCGTCTACTGGCAGAGGCAAGTCAGGTAGGTTCCTAAAGGCCTCATTATAGCCGCCGAACGACGCACTCCAGTTTGCATACAACTGGTCCCCCGTCAGCCGGTCCAAGGTATCACGAGCTGATACATTAGACCCTAGAGGATTATTGCGTAGGCTGTCTTTGAGAAGATCAGTGACGTAGTTCTTAGTCTGCGTACTTTGCAGGCCAGCTTCAGCCATCTGGCGTGTCTCGGCGGCATTTCTGGCTACTGTAGAGGCAGAGACAAGGTCTCCTACCAATGGCGTAGCTATCTCAGCGGCAGCGCCCTCTGTCGCACCTACACCGCCGATTTTAGTGGCAGTGTCAGTTAGGGCGGCCTGCATAGAGGCGTCCATATTGCCTTGAGCGCCTTGAACTGCTTCAGAGGTTTCTTTGGCACGGCGAATAGACGCCATACGACCTGCCATAACATTGGCACTATCGTCTACGAACTTAGTAAATTCGTCCGCACTCATGAAGCTGCGCTGCCAGCCATAGGCCCGTTCAAAGTATTCCTTTGCACCCATGAAGAGAGCAGTAGTGGTGTCGGTCGTGATCTCTCCATTCTCGAGCAACGACGACTTAAACGAACTGTTCTTATTTAATACCTCTCCCAGTATTCTCGCCCGTTCTGCGAACACACTAGCCGGTACTGCTTCCTCGAGGTTAGGGTCCAGCATCTTGAACAGAATAGCACCTTGGTCGATGTCACGGTTCTTTTTGCGGGTCATTCGGGTAGGAAGAGCCTTACCCGCTAATGATTTTAATCCTCGATAAGCTATACCAAGACCCACTAGGCCGGTAGAGAAGGCTACGTTGTCTGCAAAGTTTGTGAGGTTACGATTGTCCTCTGGGTCAATCCCCAAGAACTCCACTACCTCATCCCCAAACAGAGGATCAGACTGCTGTGGGGTAGTAGCTGTAGCGCCAATGTTAGCGCCGGTGCCTGCAATAAATGCGCTGGCAAAGGCTTGTGCCGCTGCTTGCAGATCTTCTGGCTTCTTGTCTTTGATCTTACCCCACTGCTTTGCGGCAGCCTGAGCAGCCTTAGAGGAGAGGCCATAGGCTTTCTCTAGTTTAGTAGCCAGCCCAGCGCCGCTTGTGGCACCTACTAGGATAGATACTACTTCAGTGGCTGCGCCCTCTATGGCGTTCTCTGGGGGGATTGTGGGGAAGTTCTCTTTAACAAAATCTGTCTCTGGATCGGTACCCACACGAATACCTGTACCTTCTATGGCGTCGTTAAGACCTATAGCATCTGCACCAGCACCAATGGCGTCGGTAATACCTTCCCCTAGACGGGCGATTGACTTACCTGTCTCAAATCCTACGCCTCCTAGGGTACGCCGAAAAGATGAATCAGAAGCGGTTTCAGCCGGAGGTACTAGGTAGGTTACAGGTTCCCCATCTTCATCTGTGTTGCGTTGCACACGAAGCCCGAGGCTGTTCTCTTCTCCCGTATCATTAAAGATGGCACGGTTAGCCTCTAGGGTAGCATTATCGAACAGGTTACGCTTCTGCCGAAGAGACATATCATCCCAGCCGGGGGCCTCCGACTCTAACTGCAAGTAAATGGGGCTAAGTTTGTCTCTTTCTGAGAATTCGCCTATTCCAAATACAGCGTTGGCCCCTGCCCCGACTATGGCAGGAAAGAATTGACCCACTGTGTTTCGGCCTACTCCATACACATCCCGTCCACCTTGGTAGTAATCGGCTGAAGTGAACGGGGCGTTGGCTTCTGGAACAGGATCGGCAGAGGTGTCGTCCGTAGCTGTGCTAGGATAGAACTGCTCCTGAATTGCTTGCAACTCTTCGGCAGTAGGTTCAGTACCGGCGATAGCAACTTGCTTAGTAGATCCATCCGGCAGTTCGATTGTTATGACTTTTTCTTCCATTAGTCGTCATCTCCTGCGGGGGCTAGGCGATAGATCCCGTCTTCGCCCTCCACTAATCTGCCAGTCTTAGGGGTGTCTTGGGAAGTACTCCCTCCGCCAACACGGGGAACATCAATAGGTGCCCCTTTATAGGCCCAAGCCATGTAATCTACGGCATCTGGTACGCCTTCTCCCAACATTGTGAAGTATTGGTCCGCAGTAAATATTTCGTTACCAATAGTACCACCGTAGTCCTGTGCCTGACGAACTCCAGTACGACCAGCTAGTTGTCTAGCAGTCCTCGTGGCATCCGTAAGTCTCTCACGAGCAAAGGTACGCATGTTTCCACCAAAGCTCTTCAGGTTATTGCTGTTGAGTAGGGCGGACCTGATATTGTTATAGTCTTGGTTAGAGAAGCCATTACCTTCTTGGCCGAGAGCCTTACCCGCTGCAAAGATGTAACGAGTAGACGCAGCCATGAATTCTTTAACCGTTGCGGCTTCTTCTTCGCTCAGTGCGCTGTTGGATAGATGCTCATTAACTTTCTGTAGGATAGTTTCTTGGTTTAGATCTTGATTATCGCTGGCTTCACCAATGATACTCAAAGCAGCCCCTATCTCAGTCCTTACGCTTGATAGGAAGGCCTGTGCCCCACCTGCTCGGGTTAGAACAGCCTCATACTTGGTAGCCATCTTCTCGAGTTCATATCCAAGGGTAGCGACGTTAACTGCCGCAGCCATCTTAGCGGCTTGTTCGTCTAGAGGACCACTAATGGCCGTCACAGCGGCCCTAGTGTTATCAGACATTTTCTCTGTAGTAATATAGTCGATGTCTGTTACGGCGTTCCCTTGAAGATCAGTATACCCATTATTTCCGTCTGACATTACCGCAACACGTCTGCCATCTGTTAAGACGGCGACAGTGTCTCTATTAGGCGTTTTCCCAATAGAGCTTACGTCCGCTAGTGCTTGTCTCTGAGTTGGGTAGACTGCCTCAATATATAGCTGTGCATCCGCCACGACTTTAGGGTCAGATGAAGTAAGGTTAAGTCGGGCCTGCGCCAGATTTTGTGCCAATTGGCCTGAGGTTAAGGTGTCCTTTTTACTACCGGAAAGCTGTGCCTTCAGGTCTGCAATCATCGTCTCACGGGTTGGATTATCAGCATTTTTCCAAGCATCGCTGGCCATCAGGTTAGTTACACCCAGTTCATCGATGCTATTTATTTCCCGAGGCTTCTCTGGCTTGTCACCAAAGCGGAGAAGTTGCTGTAGTTGCTTACCTTCGTTGTCCATCCACTGTTGCATGGCTGCAATCTTTTGACCTGCATTCAGGTCAGGGTTGGACTGAATTTCTTCGTATTTAAGCAGGGCCAATTTCTCGACGTAGGCTTCATTGAAGGTGATGCCGGCAATACGCTCTGCTTCTGCTTTAGCCTCGAGAGCAGAGACCCGGCCAGCCAACTGGTTGGTATACTCTTGCGAGATATCAAACGAGTAGCGTCCTGAAGCAATGTCTGCCTGAACACCTTGTAGCTTCGTCAGATCTGTTTCTGTCAGTGATGGTAGTTCGTTCTTATTTAAGTCTTCTAGATACCCCTCCGCCCGGGAGATGGTGCCAGACAGGACTTGTGAATCTATGTTAGCGTACTGGGGGTCTGTCTCTGCACTAGCGATGAACTCTTGTAGTTGCTGGGAGTTCATGTCGCCTAGCTTAGGCATCTTGGTAAACTGGTCCAATAGGAAGTTTACTTGGGCCTTCTTTTCTTCCTGCCCATCTACGCCGGTTAGGGCCACCTGTGCAGCTAATGCTTTGTCGTAGTCATCAACCTTAGATACGTCTAACTCTTCTGCTGTGGCTGCCTTAGCCGCCGGGCGTAGGCGAAGTGCGCCCGTAGTGGCCGCAAGACGATCTGAAGGAGTGCCTTCACCACCTTTTAATACGATTTGAGATGTAGGCTCGTCGCCCCCACCCAAACCGGCGGGGTTAGTAACGTCCGTCTGAGTGTCTAGAGAGGCTACAAGAGTTCCAGCATTATCCGCATTCCTCTTCTGTGTACGCTCACGGAAACGATCCTCCCAGTCGTTACCGAGAGAGGCCTCTTGATAGCTGCCGTCGTCGGCTTCGGCATCTACGCTAGATAGAAGCGGCTGAAGGGCGCTTTCCGGTTCTTCTGAGGTTGTGTCAGAGGAGGTCTGTTCTCCTAGAGCCTCGTTCATCTGGCGATCCAGCGGTGTCGTTGGGCCTGTATCCACAGGAGCAGGCGCAGCTTCGGGTGTAGCCGAAGGGGTAGTGTCTGGTGTGCCGCCGCCTTCATATTCAAAAAGGCCACCTGATACGCCATCTCTCAGATCTTTAGCCACGGAAGTTGGTGTCCTGCCTGCATCAAGCTGGCCAGCGGTCCATATAATCAGGTCTGCTTCGGAAATCCCTTCAGGTATCGCCACACCATTCACCAGAGCCTGCGCACTTTCCCTGTTTTCTTTGTACTTTTTATTTGCGGTTATCTTGGCGTTTGCAGCGTCGTTTTCAGCCTGCCTGTCTAATTTGGCCAGAGCCAGATCTTTATCTCTCGCCGCCTTATTTGCTGCCATATATGTGGGGACAAAGCCTTTAGCGAAACCTTCTGCAAAGCCGACAAGTCCGTCGCTTGGTCCACCTACGTTATAATGCTTTGCAAAGTCTCCGAATTTATATTCACCATAACTCATACTACTTCTGGCTCCTCTTCTTCGGAGTATCCAAGCATCTCGTCTTGGGTATCTTTGTCGGCCACATCGCCTTCTACACCGGACATCGCAGACATGATGCCTCCGCCCGTGTCGTCTCCGGGCAGATCATCCATATTAGGTTGCCCTTCGGGCATTGCACCCTCATTGGGTTGCTCTTCGCCCTCTTCCGTGTCTTCGCCTACAAGTTCAACAAAGTCAGCGACCATCTCTTTGGTAGGTACGGTAATGGCTTCCTCGAAGCCCATCTCATAGTCATAGCCTGCCTGTACGGCGATCAGTTCAATGGTCTTGGCTACTGGGCCAGCAATAACGAGAGCAAAGTCGATGCCCCACTTACCTAGCCCAATGTTTCGGGTCAGGAAGAAGTCAGTCACTGTGGTAACGGTCACGCCGTTGGCCAGCATAGTCTCAAGGCCAATCATAGCGTTAGGCTTCTTAAACTCCTTGGCCGCAAACTCCAGAGCCTCGTCGTAGTCTGTAATCTCAGGGGGCCGATGCCAAGGATAGTTCTTAGTATTGGAAGTGAAATTCTCGCCGGGAATAGGGCCGTCGAACTCAGGTTCAGTCCTCATCTTCTACGGTCTCCTCTTCGTCATCCAGACGCTTACCCGCCTCGTCTCCAGTATCTCCCAGAAGCTCTTCCTCGAACTCTGCAAAATACTGTGGGGTGTATTTCATGTCAGGAAACTGCTTGAAGGTCTCTTCAGCAATCTCTCCGCTGTAGTAGGCCCGAATGGACCGCATTACGGCTTCTTCAAATCTCATTGGAGCCTCTCATACTTAACTGTAAGGTATCCGTGTATTGGGTGGCGTGACACGGCGTGTGGATGCGTCTTCATAGCTTCTTGAGCCANAACGCCTACGTTATGGAACTTCTCAGCACCGATAGATTTAGCAGTATCGGACCAATCCCACTTATAGAGAGGGAGGCCAGACTTGTGTGTTCCGATGCGGGTGATGTTCTCTTTGAGGTGTTCGTCGGATAGAAAGGGAAGGAAACTTAATATAGACTTACCTGCGGTTGCCAAGGCACCCCAACCAGCCCCGCCCGATGCCATAACACCACCGGCCCCAAACATATTGCCTGCGACCGAACCCATTACAGATCCAATAGCACCAAATAGACCCTTCTTTTTATCCGCCTTAGCCTTCATAGCAGCCATCTGCATTTCCATCTTCATCTGGAACACCTTCAGATCTCGGTCTGCTTGGTTCTCAGAAGACTTCCACGTCCAGTCTAGCTGTGCGTCTGAACGATCCCACATCTGGTTAAGCTGCTCAGAGGTAAGCCCTACCATGTTCTTCACATCAGTAGCCGCTGCATCGAACACATTCTGGTTATTTTGTAGAGTTACAGACTGACGCCATTTAGCGTTGGACATGTCGATGTTGTACTGCATGTTCTGGTAGAACTGTTCACGGGCGTTCTCGAGCGAGGAGTTAAACTCAGATCGGTCATTCACCTCTCCGGTATTAAACTTCTTCATCCCGTTTAGTTGCTCGGCATTAAAAATGCTGATGTTCGTATCAAGCTGATCGTAGAACTTATTCATGTCGTTGGTCTGTTCCGCTGAGAACATACGAGCGGCGTTAGTCATCTTAGCGTCNTCTAATAGAGACTGTACCCGGGACTGACTGTTGATTATTCGAGCTTGCTGGATGTTGGACATATTAGCCAGATCCATCTGCATGAAGTTCTTAGAGTTGTTCAGAGCCGCATTCATACGGGCATCTAGGTTGGCTAACTCTAGCTTGGATAGGATCATCGCCTTATTGATTGTGGCTTGCTGCTTGTTGTCCAAGTTCTTCATAGCAATGCTGCTAAAGATCTGAGCGTCCTGTTGAGCAATAGGGAGCGTGGCCTCGATCATAGCTTGGGCTATGGCGGCCTGTCCGGCTGAACCGGCGTTGGTGAAAGCAAAGGTACGATTGACGTTCCGAGCAATACCCGCAGCCCATGTAGGGATTTTAGGCTGCCCGTCTGGGCCGGTGAACTGCTCAGTCAGGATTTTAAGCTGGCCTTGGACTGTCTGCTTTGCGTCGGTGTAGTTACCTTCGCCTAGTGTCTGAGCAAGGATCTTACCGGACACAGTAGACGTATCAATTACGTTTGAAATATTCTGTGAGGCAAATTTGTTAAGGGATGTACCTAGCTGGTTTGTTGTTCCGTCTTCATTTACGCCAGTACCCGCACCCGTCATATCGACGGTCATGCTTTCGGCATCGATGATAGCCTCGTCTCGTACCTCTCCCGTGACAGCGTCTACGTCGTTCTCTTCTCGGNTAACCCGGTCGAACGTAGTCTCAGCCTCAAAGGTCTCTGCACCCTTCTTCACCTGATTGATAGCAGTAGACGTGTTGCCTACAGTATCAGCATCCTTAGACAGTGCGTTAGTGTCCACAGAAAAACGGGGATCGGTAGCGTCTACATTCGTACCTTTAGTGTCTGCATCTAACATAGGAACCTTATCAGACAAGGTCATGTCGTTGCGATCTAGGTATGCGCCCGGGTCTCCAATAATGTCCTCGGACACGTTAGTAACGTCTGTGTTACCAACTCTATTAACGCTACTGGGCAGGGCGCTAGGGTCGCCGATTAGACCCTGTGTTGAAAGTACATCAGCCATATTTTTTCTTTTCCTCTTCACAGGATTTCACACGATCCCGTAGCTTGACGTAACCAAACATCGCCTCTGGGATTGCCCAATTATCTTCGGGCAGCCGCTCTAATTCGTCGGCTAGTTGTTGGTTGAACTGATCGGAGTAGGTGTTAAGCGACGGGCAGTAGATCTCTAGCTGAGTTCTAAAGACCGGTCTTGCGCACCCGCTCAACGAGATCCCCAATACTACGAGGAGCATTGTCTTGGATAGTTTGCTCATGCTCACGCATTGCCCCATTAAAAGCAGACCGGTTTTTAGCGGCCTTTAGTTCATCACGGAGGACGGCTTCTTTTACTCTCCGACCCCCACCGAGATGTCCTAGGAGGTAGACCACAGGCATAGCCAAGGAGGCGGCCACAATGACTGCTGTCTTGATTTTGCCTGTGATAAATCCAAACACTACCGGACACCTTCTTTGCTGTCTTTCCAGCGAGAGTATGCGACTAGGGCGATACCGCCGATGGCGCACAGCAAGAAGAGAGTTTTCATGCTTTCGCTGTAAGGTACTAGAGCCTCAATCTGTGGGGTGATCTCACTCAAGGCAGTGGCCGCACCAGCTACACCAGCACCAGCCATTGTCTTAGACTTGCGCAGCGCCTTAGGCTTAGACTCCTCGATCTTCTGAGGCATCTTATCTCCGCCATCGTCCGCCAGCTTTGCGTCCATAGAGAACAGAGCGGCTTCGGCAGAGCGGCGTCGTGTGAGGCCACGAAGAGGCGTTAGATTACCTTCTACACGAGCCTTGTTCCATCGCATAAGCTGCTCTGGTACTTCGTGGTAGAGGCCTCGGTTTAGCTTCTTGAGAAGCGTACTAGACTTGAAGTTAGCACCGCCCACATTGAACACGAAAGATACCAAGGCATCGAACTGGTTCTGGCTGAGAGGGACTTCTACATACCGGTGGATAGGACCGGCGTGTTCGTTCATGTCATCCAGTAGGCGCTGCTCGGCTTCTTCAGTAGTAATACGCATTCCGCTGCGAACCCCCCGGGTGGCACCGTATCCAATGGTCCACTTACCGGCGGGGCAACGGTAGCTATGTACTAGGCCGTCATTGCCTACTTTGTGTAGGCCTTCAAATTTCTTTACGAGGCGAATACCCGCCTCGCTGACTGTATCGGGGATCATATCTTATCCTGAGGTAGAAGCATACGGCGATCGAGTGGCCGGTGACATCATGCCAGTACGAGTGATCGTGCTGTCCTTGATGCTATCCAGAGCGTTAAACATCTGGTCAATGTCATAGCCGAACTGGCTGATACGGTTACCTTGCTGGTCAAATTGAGAGACCATCAGGTTGCCGTTACTGTCAATAGCCCGTTTTGTTTGTTGTCCCTGTGCATCCACGCTGTTAGCGATCAGGCGACCTTGCGTATCGAAGGCATCCGCTAGGGCTGTATAGTTGTCTTTTACTTCGCCCTCTAGCTGGTCACCCTGCGCCGTAACAAGATTACGCACATCAGACAGCTTTGCCAAATACTCAGACTGCTGGCGTCGGCTTTCGTCTGTTGTCGCCTCTACACCCATCGTAAGTGAACGTGCTACTTCAGCGAAGTTTGTTTCTGCACTTCGGGCGGCGTCCTCGATCTCACGCCGGTTCTCATTAACTTGAGTTGCAGTAGCGGCGGTGCTGTCTGCGATAGAAGAGTTAATACCGGATACCGCATTCTCTAGGCCACTCTGAATGTCATTACGGGCACGGTTTGCCAAAGTGGTGTTTGTGTCGTACTGCTGCGTAAAGTCTCCGAAGTCTGAGTTGAGGCCATCTAGTGTGCCGCTGATATTAGACTGACCCTCAGACAAGTCGCCGTAGTAGGTGTCGAGGTTTCCGCTCATGCCGTCTACAGCCGACTGGATGCCTGACTGGCCTGCCGTCATGTCACGGGTAAGATCACCGAACCCTGAGGTCTGGTTGCTCTGGAGGTTGTCCAGCATAGTGTCTACGCTGTCGAAGCGACCACCAGTCATGTCAGAGATGCTGCCGAAGCGATCAGACAAGAAGCCTTCAAGATCAGACTTGTTCAGGCCTAGTTGGTCAAGGATGTCTTGACGAGATCCTGCGATGTCTTCTTGTGTATCCTCAAAGCCTTCCGTCATGTCCTCGGCGTTTTGGTCAAACTGACCGCCGATGTAATCTTTCTGGTCGCCAAACTCGCCTTTGATAAAGTCCTGTTGGTCATCCATGCCATCATCAAAGTAGTCTTGCTGGTCCCGGAAACCGGAAGTAACGCTGGATTTAATGGCGTCCTGACCATCTTCCAGATCACCAAAGGAACTTTCGGCATCGCTAAACCCGGAGGTCATGCCGGAATATACGTCGTCGATAGCGTTATCGAGTCCGGTGATGCCTTTGTCCATATCGTAGTTCAGATCAGTAATGTCACCGCTGATGTCGTCTTGGNNNNTGAACACATCTTTGAACTCAGGGTCGGCATACTCTTTGACTGCTGCCTTAATTTCAGCCAAAGACGGGCCGCTATCGCCGCCGCCGAATACTATCATCCCAGAGGCACGAGGGTTAAGATACCGCCCGGGGCCGAACATTGTAAGGAAGGAATTTCCCATTTTAGATCTCCATATTGTAGACGTGGTAGAGAAGCTGGTAGGGCTTACCTTTGTTGCTCTCTAGATGACGAAGTCTGCGTTCCCAGCCTCGACGACCCCACACTTGCATTGATTGACACCCGTTCTTCTTTGCGAATTTTTCGAGTGTTTTGTGATGAGCGGTCCAAGTGTCCCAGTCAGGGACTTTACCAGCGCAGGTCATAATAAGCAGAGACTTGCTGTTTGCGCTGGAGGTGAACCTAGTGACTATTACGGTTATCACTTGACCGTCTTCGTCTCTGGTGAGCCAGATGTGCGCCTGTTCAGACAGGGCCATGAGGCATACTGAGAAAGGGTCGTACTCGCCTATAGACAGGCGCATGGCAGCTTCAACTTTAGGCTCAATAATAGGCCACAGTTTTAGTACCTGCTTCGGTGTTAGAAGATTTGAGTGCAATGTTGAGCCTGAGGTTGGCGCATCAACTCAACCGGTCTATCCCGGGAGTTATCTAACACTTTAGCACCTAGTTAGGGTAGTAGGCAAGTAGTTTATGCAGCCTCTTCAGGTGCGTCTTCAAGGCTTTTGTGTTTATCCTTCTAGGGCTGTGATGCTAGGTGTGCAGCATAAGCCGCCTTAACCTCGTCTGTGTGAACTGCGGCAGCAATCGCTTGAACCTCTGCACTCTCGCCTGTGATGTCGGCATCTGGTGCAACGACATGGCGGCTGAAGGATCGGCTGATCTCTACACCGTCACGTTCAATCACGGTTGCTGTGCGTACTTGGATAAATTTATGAGCCGAAACGATCTCAATCTTATCCTGTTCTGTGCGTTCTGTTAGTGCCATCGTTTATCTCCTGTGATGGTTGGACTGACTACCCTGTGATCCAACAGGGGTGGTTATGCGGTTATATAAGTCATTGAAAGTCTCAATGCCGAAGCTCCCGTTGGCATAATAGAGGTTGGTT